ACTTGAGATTATATGCTAGAGGTGAACAGTCAATTCAAAAATACAAAGATGAGTTATCAATAAATGGTGATTTGTCTTATCTTAATTTAGATTGGAAACCCGTTCCAATTATTCCGAAATTTGTAGATATAGTAGTTAATGGTATAGCAGAGAGAATGTATGATATAAAAGCTTATTCTCAAGATCCATTTGGAGTTAGTAAGCGAACAGAGTACATGGAATCCATATTATCTGATATGCGTAGCAAAGAATTAAACGAATACGCTTTAGAAGCTTTTGGAGTTAACTTATATCAAAATGATCCAGCTGAATTACCAGAAACAGAAGAAGAATTACAGTTGCACATGCAACTTAGTTACAAACAGGGTGTTGAATTAGCAGAAGAACAAGCAATTAACGTTTTATTAGAAGGTAATAGATATGAATTAACAAAAAAACGTTTTTATTATGATCTAGTAACAATAGGTATTGGGGCTGTAAAATCATCTTTTAATACATCTGAAGGGGTTGTTGTTGAATACGTCGATCCAGCTAGTTTAGTTTACTCTCATACAGACTCTCCTTATTTTGAAGATATATATTACGTTGGAGAAGTTAAAAATATTCCTATAAATGAATTAGCTAAACAATTCCCACACTTAGAACATGAAGATTTAGAAGATATTTATAAAAATAAAAATATCAATAATGACACGTATGGTCATCGTGATGATAAAAAAGATGACAATATAATACAAGTTTTATATTTTAATTATAAAACTTACATGAACGAAGTTTATAAAGTAAAACAAACAGGTAGTGGAGGAGAAAGAGCTATAAAAAAAGATGATACATTTAATCCCCCAGACACGATGGAAGGTGATTATAGTAGAGTTTCTAGATCTATTGAATGTCTATATGATGGTGCATTAATTTTAGGTACTGATAAGTTGCTTAAGTGGGAAATGGCAAAGAATATGATACGTCCTAAAAGTGATTATACTAAAGTTAAAATGAATTATGCTATTGTAGCACCTAGAATGTATAACAATAAAATTGAATCATTAGTAGGAAGAATTACAGGGTTTGCTGATATGATTCAGTTAACACATTTAAAATTACAACAGGTAATGTCAAGAATGGTTCCAGATGGAGTTTACCTTGATGCAGATGGTTTAGCTGAGATTGATTTAGGTAATGGAACAAACTATAATCCACAAGAAGCATTAAACATGTTCTTCCAAACAGGTAGTGTTATTGGTAGGTCTTTAACACAAGAGGGTGATATGAATCCTGGTCAAGTGCCTATTCAAGAAATATCTGGTGGAGCTGGAGCTGGTAATAAAATGCAAGCGCTTATAGCTAATTACAATTATTATCTACAAATGATAAGGGATGTAACTGGGCTTAATGAAGCTAGGGATGGTAGTTTACCGGAAAAATATTCTTTAGTAGGTACTCAAAAATTAGCCGCTGCAAATTCTAATACAGCTACAAGACATATATTACAAGCTGGATTATTTTTAACCGCTGAAATAGCGGAATGTTTATCACTTAGAATATCTGATATTATAGAATATGCCCCAACAAGAGATGCGTTTATAAGGGGTATAGGGATACATAATGTAGCTACATTAGATGAAATTAAAGATTTACATTTATATGATTTTGGTATATTTATTGAACTTGCTCCAGATGAAGAAGAAAAAACGTTATTAGAAAACAACCTACAACAAGCAATTCAACAGCAAAGTATAGATTTAGAAGATGTTATTGATGTTAGGGAAATTAAAAATCTCAAACTTGCAAATCAAGTTTTAAAGATTAGAAGAAAAAAGAAAATAGAAAGAGATCAAAAATTACAGCAAGAAAATATGAAAGTGCAAGCTCAAGCTAATGCTCAACAACAAAGAGAAGCAGCTCAAGCAGAGGTACAAAAACAACAACAATTAGCTGAAACAGAAATACAAATAGCACAAGCTAAATCTCAATTAGACTCTAAGAAAATATTAGAAGAAGCTGAAGTTAAAAAACAATTAATGCAATTAGAGTTTCAATACGATATGCAATTAAAACAAGCCGAATTACAAACTACTAAAAATAGAGATACACAAAAAGAAGATCGTAAAGACGAAAGAACAAAAATACAAGCTACACAACAATCAGAAATGATTGACCAAAGAAATAAAGATAAACCACCTAAAAACTTTGAATCAGCAGGTGATGATATATTAGGTGGGTTTAGTTTGTAAATTTATTAATTATTATTATATTATATTATGGCAAAAAAGAAAAAAGAAGTAGTAGAAAAGACTACAGAGACTAATGAACCTAAAGGAATGGAAACCAAAGAAGGTGATGTTAAAAAAGTATTAGAAAAGATTAAAATGAAACCTATAGTTGAAAAAGAAACTATAACCAAACTTGATTTAAGTAAACCACCAAAAACAAAAGAAGATGAACAACCAGTTGATACCGAAAAAAAAGAGGATGTTCAAGAAAAGATTATTGAAGAAACGACTAGTGAAGAAAAGAATACTGAACAATCTACAGAGGAAGTTACTGAACAACCTGTTTTAGAAGAAATAACAAGTGAAGAGGTAAAGGAAGTTCAAGAACAACCAGAAGAAGTTATAGCAGAAACAGAATCGATTGAAAAAGAATTACCAGAAAATATCCAAAAACTAGTGCAATTTATGGATGAAACAGGTGGTGATTTGCAAGATTATGTAAAGTTAAACCAAGATTACTCAGATATGGATAATCAAACTTTACTACAAGAGCATTATAAACAAACTAAACCTCATCTCTCTTCTGATGAAATTGATTTTTTAATGGAAGATCAATTTTCTTATGATGAAGAAATAGATGATGAAAGAGATATTAAAAGAAAAAAATTAGCGTTAAAAGAGCAAGTTGCCAGCGCTAAAACTCAATTGGAAGAGAACAAATCCAAATACTATCAAGATGTTAAAAGCGGATCGAAGCTCACTCAAGAGCAACAAAAAGCAATAGATTTTTTTGATAGGTACAACAAGGAATCAGAAGAAAGCAGTAAAGTATTAAAGAATCAACAATCTACATTTTTAAAGAAAACAGATAATGTTTTTAGCGATGAGTTCAAAGGTTTTGAATATAATGTCGGAGATAAAAAATTTAGATTTAATGTGAAAAATACTTCTGAAGTTAAAGAAACCCAAAGTGATATTCAGAATCTTATTAAAAAATTCTTAAACAAGGATAATTTAATGGAAGATGCTAAAGGATATCACAAAAGTATCTACACAGCTATGAATGCTGATGCGATTGCTAATCATTTTTACGAACAAGGTAAAGCAGATGCTACGAAGACTAGTATTGCAGAATCTAAAAACGTAAGTATGGACCCTAGACAATCTCATAGCAAAATAGAAGTTGGTGGTATGAAGTTTAAAGCATTGGGTGAGAATTCTAATGATTTCAAATTTAAAATCAAAAACAAACGTTAAATTTAAAATTAAAAAACTATGGCAATTACTCCCGGTTCGTTGTTAAATATGACACCGAACCCAATTCAAAGTACGTTGGCCACCAACTATATTGACTTTGCAGCTACGGCTACAGCAGGTTGGGCCCAACAATATTTACCAGATCTTATGGAGAAAGAAGCTGAAGTGTTCGGTAACAGGACAATTTCAGGATTTCTTTCGCAAGTAGGAGCTGAAGAACCTATGACTTCAGACCAAGTAGTTTGGTCAGAACAAGGTAGGTTACACCTAGCGTATACTGGAACAGTAGCAATCGCAACTTCGGTTGTAACAATTGCAGGACACGCAGGATCTAACGCTGCTTATGTACCGGCATC